TTAATAATTATATTATAACTCAAACATCTAAATATGGAAACTTATATCAGAGATAGAGGATGGACTGCTATAACAAAATTACAGTTTAATTCTGATTTAAAAGATTTAGTATTATCTTGTATGGATGAGCCAGAATTTTCTGTTCGTTTTCCTACAAGAACCGATTATGAATATTATTGGACTAAATTAATAAAATATATGAAAGAAAAATTTGATTTGACTCCTGCAAAAGCAGACAAATTTATATTTCTTCTATTACTAACATACCCTCGTAATTATATCATTCGACTACAAAGTTTTTTGGATTTAAAAATTGCATTTAATGAAATTGTAATAGACGGAAATATTATAGGTTCTAGTGAAAATTCAGATTTTACATGTTATACTATAACTCATGGTAATTATAATTGTATATGTAGTCAACCCATAAATTATTGTTTTGAATTTCAAAATGAATTATCTGGAATAGTATTCAATGTTGGAAGTACTTGTAATCATCGCTATGGAGTAGTTGGCGAAAATGATGAAAACTATAAATTAATGAAACGTGCTGAAACCGATTTAAAAAATGATAGAAAAAATGAATGGCCTCCTGGAACAACAGAACGAAATCGATTAGAACGCCTGCAAAAGAGAAACCAAAATAAAAAAAATAAAAAAGAAAATAATTCTCTTATTTCAAATACTGATGAATATATAACAGACTCTATTTGTTATGTATGTAATTCTCACAAAATATTTGTACAAAGTGCTAAAGGAATTAAAGGAATCTGTTCTTGCATTCCAGCAAAAATTAAAACAAAACAAAAAAAAGTTTTACAAAATTTGTTAAAAAGTATTGAAATTATTGAGTGTATCAATTGTAATTTGGGAACAAGAAAAATAAACGGTGATAATTTGTGTTTAATTTGTAAATACACTCATAAAGTATCAAATTGTCAAAAATGTATAAATCAATTTACTCAATTACTTAACGGAAAAGACAAGGTGTGTTCAATTTGTAAACCTAATGTAAAACAATGTATTGACTGCATGACAATAATAACATCTTTAGATCCACGCAAACCAAGATGTTATGAGTGTTTTCAAATTAAAAAACAAAATGAAAAATATATTGAATTATCATGTGAAAAATGTGGTGATGTTTTTACGGTATTGGACGAACATAAAGAAAGAACTAAATGTGTACCATGTTATAAAAAAGATACTATAAATTGTCAGGTATGTGAAGGTCCTGTTAGAATCCAAACCGTCAAAAAAGAGGGACCAAATAAAGGAAAACAATTTTATAAATGTGATAATTGTAATACATTTAAATGGCAAGTTATTTAATCAGATCCTTCCTAGGCATTAAAGCTGCATCATTGTCTCCGTTTTGTGTTATTTCCATTATTAATTTCCTTGTACTAGCATTTTTTAATGGAGAACTAATTGTTGTAAAAGGTTTTACATTTGTTAAAGAGATTAAATTTGTTTTTATAACTTCTTCTTGTTTTTCATATATTTTCATGACATCTTTAACTAATTCACTTCTCTGAACATCTGTTTTATCCAGTTCTACTAACAAAATATTTTTCGGTTTTTCAGCTTTTTTATATTTTATTAATAAATCTTTTAACCCATTATTATCGTATTTATCGCTTTGTTCTAAATCTCCAGTTATTACCATTCTACTATTTAAGCCTATTCTTGTTAAAAGCATGTACATTTGATTTGGACTACTATTTTGCATTTCGTCTGCAATAATAAACGCATTTTTAAATGTGCGTCCACGCATAAAACCTAATGGTGCTATTTCTATTTGTCCATTTTGAACCATGTTAGTTACTTGTGTTCTTGAATAGTATTCTTCAAAAATATCAAAGATCGGTCTCGTCCATGGATCCATTTTTTTTGCAATTGATCCTGGTAAAAAACCTAAATCTTCTTCTACAGATACTACTGGTCTTGTAATAATTATCTTATCTATTTTGGTTTCTTTTAAATACTGGACTGCTGCATTACATGCCATTAATGTCTTTCCTGTCCCAGCAGGCCCAGTAACAATAGTTATACAATCATCCTTTTTATTTAAAGCATTTACATAAGCTTTTTGGTTTTCGGATTTGGGTTTATATAATATTGATAATTTAGTTTCTGAATTATCTTTCTCTTTTTTCATTGATAATTCAACCTTGGTTAAGCGTTTGTTAGTGTAGGCATAAATTTGTGGAACAAACAGAAACGCTATTGTTAAATATTGTAAAATATTCATTATATTATAAATACATTTTATTTTAAGTAGTTTGATAATTAATGCTTTTTTACACCTTTTCTCATTTAAAACGCCCATTTTATAAATATGTCCTAATTTGGTTCCAATCGGTTCTTGTATCATAATAACATATTTCAAATGTATTGGGTGCATTAAACCCATAATCATAACATAACCCTACTCTAGAATCTATATCAAATCCAAATTCAAAATAAAAATCTTTACCACGCAAATCTATATTTTTCATTATTACAATTTTTTTACTTATAACTGGCATAATAATATTATATCTTTCATCATTTTTATGTATTACATTTACATATTTACCATTTTTATATTTTATTCTGCCATCATATTCTAATATTACATTTAATACATCTTTTGGAATATATATATTTTTCATTATTATGATTTATAATATTACTATTTTAAATCATAATAAAATTAAATATTACGGGCGTTTTAAATGAGAAAAGGTGTAATATATTTATAAATATATTTATAAATATATATTATGATACACCCAATAATATTTTTACACCTTTTCTCATTTAAAACGCCCATTTACATATTTATAAATATATAAATAAAAAAAACTTAAAAACAATTTACTAATATAAATTGGGATAGTAGCTCAAATTTGGTTAGAGCAGTATTGTTTTAAACTACAGATGAGTGGTTCAAATCCCTCCTATCCCGTTATTTTCATTTAAAATGGGCGTTTTAAATGAGAAAAGGTGTAAATGAAGTTACAAAATATGGACAATTATTAAAATCTAATCCAAATTACAATCATTTAATTAGTTATAATAGTAAAGAACATGACTATTATTATGACGAGATTTTATCTTTAGTTGATTCTGGTATACTGTGTAATAATAAAATTAATTACGATGAGATTGATTTTTATTTAAAATCTTCTTCCATTACATTATTACTAGTGGAATATCCTGAATCCGATTCAGGAGTAGATCAAAGTATTCCACTTTATGGAAATGTAATTGGGTTTGCCCTAGCTACATTTATACCTAGAGAGGGTGGATATTGTAAATTAGATATTTTATGTGGATCTGGAGGATCTGGATCTAGATTGTTACAATTATTGACTGAAATTGTATTTAATCTCCAATTACAAAAAATCAAACTTAATTCAATTCCTTCCGCAGTAGGATTTTATATAGGAAAAGGTTTTAGAATTATAAACCAAATACGTGATGACACCGTTATGGAGAAACAATTAATAGGAGGTAATTATTCAAAATATAAAAAAATAAAAAAAAATAAAACAATAAAAAATATAAAACAAATTAAATCTTAGATTATTATTATTAAGTTGTTTCATAAAAGTAATCATTGAATATAGTTTTGTTTTTTACCGCTTCTGCCACATCAGAAGCAGATTTTGATTCGCTTATTATATTTAAAATCGGGTTACCACTTGTTCTTTTTTACCGAAATTTTGGGTCCCTGACCTCTTTTCTTCACATTATTTGGATCATATTGTTCCTCTTCGTCATCATCATTTATTTGTTTTGATAAATCCCAGAATTCTTTTGATCCCAATCTGAAGTCATTATGAGCATCTGCCTTATACCAAAACACTTGATCCTGCAGTTTATTTGATTTGGAATTATTATTAATTACTAAACACTCATAATTTTCTGTGCACTGATCCATCACTTGACTAAACGATTCCAGTGTGGGAAACATACCAGCATAGTTTTCATAAATACGCTTTCTATTGGCGATATAAGGTTCTCTCAAAATGAAGACGTAATCAATGTTAGTTCTGAGTGTCGGAGGGATGCCTAAAGGATATTGCATTGTGATGAGTAACATTACCTTCCAATGTCTCCCGTTCATAAACAATAGACGCATCATCTTATCCCGTGCCCATGTATTATCATACAAACAATCGTCTAAAATTACAAATGTTCTCGGATCAATTGTTGACCTATTAAATTGTTCCATTTCCTTTTTTATTTGTTTCAAAACACCACGCTGTCGTTTCAAAATATTTTCAATAATAGCTGTATTGTATTCATTATGTATAAACAGTTTTGGAACTAATTTTCCATAAAACCCGTTTCCTTCTTCTGTTCCTGATATTACAGTACCAATCGGTATATCCTGATGATAATATAACAAATCTCTTACCAAAAACGATTTACCTGTATCACGTCTTCCAATTAACACTATTACTGGACCTTTAGCTTCATTTGGTTTAAAACTAATACTTTTCATATCAAACTTTTTAAGCTCTAAATTCATATTATATTGAATAGATTTTAATTTATATATTATACAAACGAATAATACTATAGACATCTAAATTTCCGTATAATTTATACAAAAAATATTTTTAAATTTAATACTATAGGAACACTTATACTAACAAATTTACTATTATTAATTAACATGTTTTCAGTTTTTTTATATTAAGGGTTTTTTTCAATATTTAAATTTATAATAAGTTAAATATTATTATTATTTATATTTTATTTACCTAATGACGATTTCTGTAAATTACCAAAAACGCAAAAATGTTAATTTATTTAACAAATTTCAAACTAACAAAGTTATTAATTTATCTAATGTTCAAAATTATATACCTATTTATGAAAAATTTTTTTCTTTAAATAATACCAACTTTAATTCTATTAATTTAAATCACAAATGGCACATATCTGATATTAAGGAACCTAAACATTACGACAATGATGATGATGAACGTATATTTTATTGTAAATTAAAAAATATTAATGATGATGATGATTTAACTAACACTCAAAAAGTTTTTTTTAAAATGGCACCTTTACTTGATCCCTTCAAGTATCTTGTGGGTAAATATAATCATAATGATACTAATTTATTTAATTTACCATCTTTTGATAGTTCTATTAAAATTCATCCAAAAATATCTGATCCTAATAATTCATCATTTATTGATGGATTTTTTTCATATTTAACTAGCAAAACATTAAACGAATATTATTTTCTTCATGGATTAGATTATTATGGATCATTTTTGGCCATCAAAAATGATTATAAAATTAATATTATTGATGATTTAGATTATTTAATTCAATCTGATTTTTTTAATAAACAACAAAATATTTTATTTAAAGTTGAAGATTATTCTCATCTCATTACTAACACTGAAATACAACAATTAGTTCCTTTAAAAATATCTAATAGTTTAAAGTCTAATTATTCTATAAAATCTATTGACGATTCATTATTTGAAAATATTTTTGAAGCAAATATGGAAACTACTTTATCTCTAGACGATGTTAAAAATTTGAAAGTAGAGTTAGTTGATATTACTGATTCTAATGAGTTTGATATTCAAAATCAAAAAAAGTCCGAAACTTTAAAATCTGGGTCTACATGTTCATCTAGAACATCACATACTAATGATGATGATATTGATGAAGATTTAAATGATTGTGATAATAAAAATGAGCTAGGGGATGAAAATATTAGTAAACAATCTGGATCTGGATCTGGATCTGAATCTGGTTCTTTTTCTGGGATAGAATCTGATAATGCTAATGGTGACGATAATGATGATGATGATGATGAATCTGATTTAGAAGAAGAAACATTAACACTTACTTTTCCCAAATTTCCAGTTCAGGTTATATGTATGGAACATTGTGAAAATACATTTGATGATTTAATTATTAATGGAGAACTCAAAGAAGAAGAATGGTTTTCTGCATTAATGCAAATAATTATGACACTTATTACTTATCAAAAAATGTTTTCTTTTACACATAATGACTTACATACAAACAATGTTATGTATATTCACACTAACAAAAAATTTTTATATTATGTATATAAAAAAAAAACATATAAGGTTCCTACTTTTGGAAAAATATATAAAATTATTGATTTTGGCCGTGCAATTTATAAATTTAATGGTAAAATATTTTGTAGTGATAGTTTTCAAACTGGAGGTGATGCTGCTACTCAATATAATACTGAACCATTTTTTAATGATAAAAAACCACGTTTAGAACCTAATTTCAGTTTTGATCTTTGTCGTTTAGCATGTTCTATTTTTGATTATGTAATTGAAGATTTTGATATGATTAAAAATTTAACTAGTCCACAAAATGAATTATCTTCTCTTATTAAAATAATTATAGATTGGTGCTTAGATGATAATGGTATTAATGTTTTATATAAAAATAATGGTGTAGAACGATATCCCGATTTTAAATTATATAAAATGATAGCTCGTTATGTACATAAACACACACCTGCATCACAATTAGAACGTCCTGAATTTAGCAAATTTATTATATCCAATAAAAATATTCCAAAATCAGAACAAATAATAAATATAGATGAATTACCATGTTGTTGCTAAATAAGTAATTTACTAGTATTTTAATTAATATAAAATATATATTTATATTAATAAATGGCTAATTCAGACTTTGGGTTTATTATTACTAGACACGTAAATTCTGAAAAAACGAATAGATATTGGAATCAAAGTATTAAATTGATTAGAACATTTTATCCTTATAAACAAATTGTAATTATAGATGATAATAGCAATAAACAATTTGTTAAATCAGATTTTCCTTATAAAAATTTAACTATTATTCAATCAGAGCATCCAGGAAGCGGAGAAATTCTACCTTATATTTATTATTTAAAACATAAATGGTTTGAAAATGCTATTATAATACATGATAGTTTATTTGTCCATAGACGAATTCCATTTGAAACATTTCAAATGCAAGTTTTACCATTATGGCATCATGTCTATGACAAAGAAAATTTAAATAATATATTACGAATTGCATCTGTTTTAAATAATAATGGAAATATTATTAGACGTCTAAATGCGACCGATATGAATATTCTAGGATTTAATAAACAAAAATTTAATTTATGTTTTGGAGCACAATCATATATAAAATTATCTTTTTTACAGCATTTACAAAATAAATATAATATTACAAATTTAGTTAATGTTATTAAAAATAGAACTGATCGTTGTGCATTAGAAAGAGTATTAGGATTGTTATTTTGTGAAGAGTATCCAAGTTTATTAAAAAAACAATCATTATTTGGTGATATAATTAAACAATATAGAGCATTTGATTACAACTATGATGAATATAATGAAGATCTAAAAAGGAAAAAAGTTATTAACCCATTTGTAAAAGTATGGACGGGTCGCTAAAAGTCCAGTTTTATTCAAAAAAGTCCAGTTTTATTCAAAAAAGTCCAGTTTTATTAAAACGGTGGATTATCTGTAAATGCTAATGGTATTGAATTTTGTGCTATATTTTCATGTATTACTGGTTGTAATTGATTTATTATAAAATGCCCTGCTACTACACTAACATAAACTAATAACGAATCTCTTACTAAAATTTTAAGTGGTTTAGGTTCTTTATCTACATATCTCATTTCTAAAAATTTTGCAATAAAATAAATTACCGAAATAATTGCTGCTACTAAAAATATATTATCCATATTAAAATATATTTTTACATTTCTAATTTGTTAGTAACGCATTTTTTTCCAAAGCTTAGAAACTTTCCTTTATTATAATTTTGTTATATACTTTCAACATATTATTAAAGTGTAAATGGGGCGTGCGGGGGATACCCCCCAAATTTATGCTAAAACTTCAATATCATCTAATAAAAAATTTGGTTCTAAATTTATTTCAGGTGGATTTATTATTTGAACATCTAAACTATCAAGTATTACTTCCTCATTTAAAATATTAATTTTTTCATCATTTGATTGTTCTTCCTCTTCTTCCATTTTCCTTTGAATATTTCTTAATGTACTAATTTCTTCAAGTCTCTGAATACTTTTTGGTGCAGTAACTAATTCATGTTGTCCACTATTACTAACAACTGAATCTACATCGTTAAATTTTAAACTTATATTGCCTTCATTTCCTTCAACAATAGTTTGAGATTCTTCTTTTACTGGTGTATCCAAAATTTGTTCATTAATTTCTTCTACTATATCTTCTTCCACAGTTTCATCCATATATGCTCGCAAAATACTTTCAACTGGAATACTTTCTCTAACTGCATTAAGAATACATTCTTGCACAATAATTTCAAGTTCACGATTATATTTTTGAATTTGTAATGGTTGTGAATTTAATTCAAAAAGATATACATTTTTGTATACCTTTCTTGCAACATTGATATATGCTTTATGTACAAAATCATCTAATTTTGGAATATTTATATCAATCTTTTTTTGTTTTTGACCAACACGCATAGCTGTAAGTAATTTTAATTGAATAATATGTATACATGTTACTAATTCTTCTAAATAAGAACATCCACTTCTCTCAATAATTCTTTTACGTTCAGCTTCAATGATAATTGAATTCCACTTAGGAATTCTAGTTATAAAATTTTGAAACGTCATTAAGTATTTATCGGTTTCCCCATTTTCTTTACAAAGTTTAAAAGATTCATCAAATATGGATTTAAATCCTTCAATAATAAGAGGCGTTAAAATAGTTAATAAACGGGCACCCCATTCATTTTTAGATTCATGCAAAGAACTAACATTAAAATCATCCATAATGTAAATGTTTGATGTAAAAAAATAAATATTTAAACTAATTATTTTCTAAATAAATTTATTCCATGAAATTAATTTTATACCGCGAATTATATATATAACAAATGAACTTAAAGACGTGACTGAAAACACGTTTCACAGATCTATTTTTATTTTGACTGCATTTATGATCACGATATTGTAATTATTATTTTGGTAATTTTTCTCAGTCTGTCGTCTTTTTTTTATAAAAGTAATTCAGTTTCCGAAAATGGACATTTTTAAAATGTCCAAAATAGAAAAGTCAAAAAAAGTCTTGAAAAACATGTTTTTAAAACGACTTGTGACGATAATGCTCTAAAAATAAGTAAATGTGTCAAAATATTTGTTACGATAAAATTTATTGTTTTTTCTTAAAAACTATTTAGGAACTTTTTATGTTGCTTATATAACACAAAATGGCAACCGATTTAGTTCCAAAAAGTTCGCATATTTTTGAATGCAAAATTTGTGACTACATTACCGATAGAAAAAGCCAATATAGTCGGCATATTTTGACTGCTAAGCACAAATTAGCAACAAATATCAACAAAAAATGTCAAGACAACAACATATTTTATGACTGTGAATGCGGTAAAAAATATAAGGACAGAACTGGATTATGGCGACACAAAAAAAAATATTGTCAACAAAACGAGTTCATACATCATGACACAAATTCTATATTTAAACAAGAAGAAATCAAAATTGATGAAGAATTTAAAATTACCCCTAAAATGTTTTACGATCTTTTAAAACAAAATAACGAATTACAGAAAAATTTAATCGAACTAGCTTCTAAACCAACAATCGGTAATAATAATAATGTTAATTCTAATAATAAAACATTCAATTTACAAGTGTTTTTAAACGAAACTTGTAAGGATGCACTTAATATTAATGACTTTATTAATCAGATTACACTAACAATAAGTGATCTAGAAGAAACTGGTAAATTAGGTTATGCCGAAGGTATTAGCAAAGTTTTTATTAAAAATTTAAAAGATATTGATTTAACACGAAGACCAATTCATTGTAGTGACTCTAAAAGAGAAATACTTTATATTAAAAATGAAGATCAATGGTCTAAAGAGGATGATCAAAAAACTACTATTAAAAATGCTATTAAACACGTCGCAAATAAAAACATTAAAAAAATCAGCGAATGGCAAAAAAAGAATCCAAATTATGCAGATCCTGATTCAAAACAAAATGATAAATATATGCAAATTGTTTTAAATTCCATGTCGGGATCATCAAAAGAAGAATCTGAAAAAAATTATGAAAAAATTGTTAAAAATATATCCAAAGAAGTTGTTATTCAAAAAGATTTACTATAGAATTTATATTTCAAAAAGATATTTTGAAATATAATTTTTCAACAAAAACTAAAATTACATTACTATTTACATAAAGGAAATATTTTCTAGAATTACTGTCTTGTCCAAAAAAATAAAATTTAAAACAAATAATAATAACAATTTTTCATTTCTTATTTCTTTCTTTACTTTATTAAAAGCAATTAATAATTCATACCTTTTTTCTATATTCATAAAAGAGAATCCATTTTCTAAAATCTTAATTATGTCTAGAGCATTATATGCCTTTTCATATAATTTTGATACAAATGCTAATAAATCTAATTCCGTTATATTTTGCAAAGTATATTTGGATAGTTCCTTTTTTAACCACTCATTTCGTTGAGTTTTTATATCTGTTAGTTTAAATGTTTCATCCAAATTATATTTATATAAATTAATTGTTTTGCCCTTGTATTCTGGTTCCGATATATATATTTCACAAAATCTTGATAAAATTGGTCTTAATAATTTATATTTATCCTCTACAATTATAAAAAAACGCGTATTGTGACTAAATAATTCAATACATCTTCGTAAAGCTGATTGTGCATCCATTGTTAGTTTGTCACCATTTAAAAGGATAATACTTTTGAAAGTATTACCACCATTAGAATTTATATGTGTTTTTGCAAAGAATTTTAATTCTTCTCTAATAAATTTTATCCCTTTACCGTGTGCACAATTTACATACATGACAAAATCCTTTATTTTGTCTTTGTTACCGTCATATATTAATGAAATAAAATCATTAACAATTGTACTTTTACCTGATCCACTAGGACCATTAAAAATTATATTAGGAATTTTATGTATTTGATGAAAGTATTTTAATTTATCTTTTATATTTTGATGAATATTTAACGCCATTTTTTACTTTAACTAATATTTAAAAAGTGTTTTTATATTTAAATATTACGTATTTTATAATTTTGATTGTTAGTATGTTTCATAATTTAATCTGATATTAATCTGATATTAATCGTGGTTTAATCGGTTTTTTTTAAAATATATTTACACAATGATTTGTAATATAATTCATATGATAAATTTGATGCTAATTGGCTTTTATCAATTGTTACTGAACATCCTCCACTTTTTAAATTAGAAACATCAAAATTAATAATTTTTCTGTCTAGTGCCTTCCAAATTATCTGTTCTACAATATTTTCTCTTTCTGGTTTTACATGCAAATGCAATGAAACTTTTGACATTGGTAGCCCAAATATTTTACATGTATCAATAATATATTCAAAATCATCAGGATCTAATGAACCACAAGTATCTGATAAACAAATATTATCTATATTCATATTATGTAATTTTAATAAACGATGCACTATAAAATCATTGTCAATTTTACCTTCAATTGGACATTCATTAATACATGAAACATAAATCTTAACAATATTCTTTTCCAACTTATTTTCCAAATTATACAACATTTCAATTAAATCGTTATCAGATTCAGATAATGATTTTTTTGTATTTTTTATTTGAAAACTATCGGAAACTGATGTAATAAATGAAAAATTGTTAACTTGGTTATTATTAATTAATTGTTGTAGTTTTTCTTTATTTGGAATTAAAATATATTTATTATTAATATGCTCTTTATGAATTAAATCAAAAAATGAAAGCGTATCACTAAATATAGGAAATAATTTTTTAGAAACTATGGATCCTATTTCTATATGTTTCGGATTATATTTTGTTATTATTTCATTATATATTTTAATTTTATCAAATGTGGTAATTTCGTTTTGTTCTTGTTTAGATAATGCTTGTAAGCCATCTCTTAGAGTAACATCAAATACTGATGGTTTGTCCAAAGATATAAAAAAATTATTATATATTTTATTTGATTGACACCATTCTCTAAATGTCTTAGCACATTTTGGGTAAACTGATTTCATATTATAATTATTTATTTATATTATTAAATCTTTAAATTTATTTTATTAAATAAAAAAATGACTTAAAATATATAATATAATTTAACCTATGAAACAATTACCTATCAAATTTGATCATATTTTTTATTCAAATTATTATTTAGATCTAAAAAATGCATTTGGTTTTGATAAACAAGCTTTAGAAAATCATTATTTAAATCATGGTAGATTTGAAAATAGAAAATATTGTTTTTTACCAGAAAATTTTAATTGGAAAAAATATATCCAACATAACCCAAATATATTTAATACAATTGAATACAATAATAAAGATAATGCAATTACTCATTTTTTAGAAAATGAATCAATTAATAATGAAATGTATTTTGATAGTAATAATAATAATAATGATAATAATAATAATAATAATAATAATGAAAAACCAATTTTTATTCTTTATTATGCATTTTTGAATAATGATAAAGATTGGAGAAGAATGATAAAAGGTCAAATTTATGATATTTTAATAAGTGGTATAATAAATGTTAGTGTATTTCATGCAGTATTATTAGGAAACCCAGAGGATATTCAAGATGCTAAATCAATATTAGAATCAACTTTAAATATGTCAATAGAAATAACAGAAGTTTTTGAAAACAAATATGAGTTTCCTGCTATAATAAAAATTAGAGAATTAGCCCTAATTAATCCAGAAAAAATATTTATTTATATCCATAGTAAGGGTATGGTAAATCATAATCCTGGAACAGGAAGAACTCAAATTGAGCAACGTCTAACATTAAATACATTTTTAGATTGGGAATCAACGTTACATATATTTGAAAATTATGCAATTATACAAAAGGCAGCTTTATTTCCAGGAGATACTGGACTTGGATGGTTTAATTTTTGGTGGGCTAGAGGAAGTTATTTAATTTCTTGTAGACCAATAAAAATACCGGAAAATATGATAGAAAATGATAGATTTATATGCGAAGATTGGTTAGGATCACATGGAAGCAAAACTTGGCAAGATTGTTATTCAATTGTAAATAAAAATATTTCTTTTTCTAAAAATCCATCTGAAGACATTTGGACAATAATATAAAACTATAAATCTAAAAACCTATAAACTTATAAAATAATTTGAGTATGTATATAAACAAAATTATTTTAAACAGAACTAGTTAAACTATGAGTATAAGGATTTTCTTTAAATGCAGTTAATAGATCTGGTGCAATACGATCGCATCCAATACACTCATCATAATATTGAGGCATATTTGCCTTTCCATAAGTATGCACTGATGGTCCACTTTGAATAATAGAAGAAGGTGCCCATAAACGATTATTTTCACGATCAGAATCAATTTTTGATAAAGTTACATTCATTTGTGGATTAAATTGACTAGTATTACCGGCATTTACTCTTGCGGCAACAAGACGTTCTTTACTATCATTATTAGTTTGTCTATAAATAGAATCATATTGACGATTTCCATGCTTTGATGACATACCTAATAATTGATTATGATTGACAGAATCTCGTTGATTAGCAATTGGTTGTTGTTGTGACACTAGATAAGCTGCATTTTCTTTTTGGAATCCAATATAACTATTAGGTTGATACAAAGTAGTTTCCTTAATAGTAGTTGAAGGTGAATCTCCAGGATTTAAAACATAATTACCAGGAATTATAGAACCTGAGTTTCCATAAATTCTCATGTTAGAAGTATATTCTTCTTTTCTAGATGGTTTCAAAATATCCATAATAGGAGCTATAGCGGCTCCAATAGCATGTGTAAATCCTGAACCGAATGATTGAGGTTGGGGATTATTTGCACGATTATTAACATAATTAATATGATTATTTTGTAAATCATGTTGTGGTCCAGTTCCAGCAGCATTTGAATGACCAACATCAAATCCCTCTAATTGATTTCTTTTGGGATCTTCATGTTTAGTAGGTACATAACTGGCAGTTTTTAGAATAGCATTTGGAGTTCCATGTTGATATGTAGTGGTTTCGTTACGATGTGATGGTCTAAAAATTTCTTCAGATACAAGTCGGGTGGCTTTTTCAGCACCTGTAGTAGTAAGCCAACGATCCTGTGAATTAATGAAAAATGTATCTGGTCTGTATTTCTCTACCTTTCCCTCAATACCGACATTTTTTACATGTGCAGATGCAGGTCCTTCTAAATTGTCTAAAGTAAATTCTTGTTTTGGATTAGTTTTAACACGTAATTCATCAACAGTTTTAGGTAGCCATTTATCACGAGATTCCATACCAGAATTGAAGCCATGACTACCAGCAGCGGTATACCCTTTGTCTAAACCAGGTCCAACCATAACAGATTCAAATGGTTTAACATTATTATTACGATTAACTGGATTTTGCCTGGATTGATAAAAATCACTCATATCAGGCATACCATAAGTCCATTGCACATTATCTTGAGGTTTAAAAAGAGGAGCTTGTTCTATTTTCTTAATTACCTGAGATCCATTTCCTACATAATTATCTAAAATAGTTTCAGCAATATTAACATCATAAATTTGTCCTTTGGGTTTACTTCCAGTAAATGGAACCATATTATTATGAATAAATTCTTGTGAAGAAAGATAGTCACCGGTTAAAGAATAAAATTGTTGTATGTTATTACTTATAGGAATATTAGCACGTTGTTTTTGTTCATAAACATTTTGATTGAAATATTTATCGGTGGCGACATTTGGATTAGGATATTCTTGAACATTATCAACTAATTCCTTATTATTCATAATAGGATAATTTTGCGGAGGTACATGAGTGTTAGGTAAATAATTGGATAACGGTGAATCTTGATTAGTTTGCTGTAAATTAGTTCGAATACCCATATTGTTAAAGTTTTCTTTTTTTAAATTAGGTTTGAAGTTTTCGGATTTGGAGTTATTTTTATTTTGATTTGAAATAACATACATTCCTCCTAATGCTACTAAAGGGATAGCTAATTCCATATATTATACTTTTAAAAAATAATCTAATTTAAAAATATAATCAAATTTAAAAATATAATCCAAAATATTGTTTAATATATATATTAAATTGTAATTTAAAGCCCTTTAAGTTGATTTAAAAATATATTATTTAAACTCGGCTACAATCATTGGAACATGTCTTAGGTCCTCCTATATAGCCTCCCTTCTGCTCTACAACTGGCACTGTATATCCTTGGTCATTATTCAATGTACATAACATTTGTCTTTGAAATATATCTTTTTCTAAAATTCTTGTACTAACATTATTTTGAAATTTTAATTCTGTATGTGCTTGTGGATTATTTGGTAAATAATATGCATGGTTTTGTGGTAAATCTCGTAAAGTCCATGCAGGTAAAGTCGCTCTACTTTGTTCTGTTGTTAAAAATTTATCACAAACTGGTGTATCAATAGGGGAAGCATTTACCGTTTGTCGTTTATATAGATCTATTCCATTTACTTTTAAGCAATCCTTATTTAGTTGCCTATCTATTCCTAAAAGTGAACTTTGAATATCAACACTATTTGTCCACAAATTACCTCCCCATTTCTGTGGAATTATATAAGGATCTAAAACAAAACATGGTTTGTCACCGTTACCCGGTACGTCTAAATACCAACGTTCTTGATCTGTTTGTTGCTGTAATTGTTTTGCAATTCTTGCGTCATCGTCATGAAATCGTGTAAATGCCATTATATATACAATTAGAAAAATACCAATACTTTTTGCCTAAAACATTTTTCATTTTTATAATTGATCATATCTTCTCCCAATAAATAATTCTCGTATTGTTTTCAAAGTTTCTTATATTAAATAAAACTACTTGTAAATTGAGTGTCGTTATTCTTTATTCAAAACCATAAACCATAATTATATTCAAGTATAATATTAATGAGACCATCTATACATGTAAAGAAGACAATAATTTATTTATACAATTTTTAAAAAGCCAAGTGTATCTTTATAAACAGCACCAGTCGGCAACGCTTAGATCCTAAATAATTTGAATAACTATTAATTATTAATATATATATTAATGATTAATATTTTTTAATTTTAATTTATATTTTTAAATTTTAATTTATATTTTTTAATTTTAATTTAAATTGGAAATTGATAATGTCATATTATTATATCCATTATTAAAATATTTTTCCGATACTACATCTAATTTTGTCGTTAAGTTTAAGCTATTATTTTTATTTAAAACAATTTGACTATCAACTATTACACCTCCAATTGTTGAATTACTACTTAAACCTAAAATTTCTTGGTTTACAAGATTTTTATATAAATTTGTAGTAGAATTAGGAGGACTTACAAACCATGTAATACCATCATAAGATGTTAAGATATAACTTTGTGGAACACTTGGATCACTCCCTCCAGCAATCCATCTCTTGCCATTCCAAATTACTGTATTATAATCGTAAATTGCACCAGCAAAAACTGATGCTAGTTGCCAAACAGATAATCCATCCAAAGAAGAATTCCAATATATTTGAGATGATCCGGCGGTATTATCCCCTACTAAAACCCAAACGACTCCGTTCCAAGCTATACTGTTGATATTTAATGCCCCAGTAGTAATTGCAAAAGTCCAAGTTAAGCCATCAAATGAAGAATATAAGTCGTTAGTTATACCCCCAGTTAACCATGTTGTTCCATTCCAAGCAACGCAATATAAATCAAATCCAGGGCCACCGCCTGCTTGTGTCCAATTTATTCCATCATCATTTGAATACCAAATATTTGCACCTAATCCAACGGCAACTGTAGTAGAACTAGTTCCACCCACTATTGTTATTACATCAGTAGCTAGACCACGAACATCAAATCCTGATGGTGGTATTCCCATAAATATTGATGGAATCCAATTTATACCGTCGGGAGAATAATATATATTTAAACCAAGAGAATTACCTGCCCCTCCAACAACCCAATTTAATCCAGTCCATACAACACAATATCCTGTAGTAAAATATGTATAGGAATTTATTATAGGAAACCATTTAATTCCATCATAAGAATAAGCAATTGTATAAAGAGAAGATGTTCCTACAGCAACCCACATGGTTCCATTCCATGCGGCTGCGTAACCTATTGAAAATAAACTATATGCATCATTACCTAGACCTACATATTTTATCCCATCTATAGAATAAGCAATTGAATTCTTAAGATCAGAAGATCCTAAACAAATTGTTGGTTGTTGTATATATGTAGAACCTAAATTTGAATTCCATGCAACTCCGTATATTGGACCTGAACTAACAAGTGTCTCAGTCCATAATAAACCATCATAAGAATAATAAATCTGTCCAACACTACCAACGGCTAACCATTTATTACCATCCCACGTAATTCCATTGACTTGATTAGGGGTACCAACAAAATTAATATTAGTATTTTCCCAATTTTGACCATCATAAGAATAAGAAATATATGGTGAAGAATCTCCTCCTGCTACCCACATTGATCCATTCCATGCAATAGTATAAATTATACTCATTCCAGGAGGCAAATTAACTTGATACCAATTGATTCCATCATAAGAATAACATAGTATATTATTGTCCCCACCTGCAAGCCACATTATTCCATTCCAAACCACTGTATAACATATAAAAGGTGATGGATTTATAGTTGCAAGAATCCAAGTATCCCCATCATAAGAATATGCTAAAGATAATGTATTAAAAGGAAGAGGTTCCCCCCCTACTACCCAAATTTCTCCATTCCAATCAATTGTATAAAAACGTTTAAATTTAGGAACAAATTTCGGCCTTTTCCAACAAATACCATCATAAGAATATGCTATTCTAGTATTAAATGTTGAATTAGGATTTCCAACAGCAACCCACATTCTTCCATTCCATTTTACACCATATCCTTCATCAAATATATTTGTTGCACTAATCCAATTAGTTCCATCATATGAATATGCAATACTTGAAGACGGAAGTGTAGAACCCACAGCTACCCACATTTTTCCATTCCAATATACAAATCTTCCGTCATTAAAAACTGATAGGGTGGCAGCTGACTGCCAGACAATTCCATCATCAGAATAAAATATACTATTTTGTCCTAATGCTACTACACGGTTTTTAGGAAATGTAATAGTATTATACCTCTTGTCGTTATAGGCTAAGTCATAACCATAAGTTATTTTTGAAGTTTTTTGTATCCAATTTATACCATCATTGGAATATATTAATCTATTTCCTAAAGCAAAATTGAAAGCAATCCAAATAGTCCCATTCCAACAAACCGAAGTATAATTTGCTACTCCTGAACCTAATAAAACTAATCCAAAATTCCATGAAATTCCGTCATAAGAATAAGCAACTCCATTTGCAACTCCATTTGCAACTCCTACTGCAACCCATAAAATACCATTCCATTTTACATCATATGCAGTATTCGAAAATAACAATTGACCATATTGAGACCAATTTATTCCGTCAAAAGAATAGTAAAATTGAGAAGTTGGATCATTTCCAACAGCTACCCACATTGAACCATTCCACGCAACACTATAAAAAACAGTTCCACCAATTAAAGGTAAAGCTTGAAACCAACTAAATCCATCATAAGAATAAATAATAGAAGAAGTAGTAGTAGTAATATTACCATCACCAACAGCTATCCATAAATATCCATTCCATGCTATTTTAAAAACATAATCTATATCTGATGATAAATTTGGTTCCCAATTCATACCATCATATGAATACCACATATTTGACCCACCCGGTTCGCCTCCAGCAATCCACATTTTACCATTCCAAGCTACACATCTACCTATTGAAAATGCACCAGGAATTAGCGTTGGTTGCCAAATAATACCATCATATGAATAACAAATAGAATTATTTTCAGAATTACTATCTCCAACTGCAACCCATAAAATTCCATTCCATTCTACACCATATGCTCGTTTAAAAAATAAATTATTGGTTTCATTTACTGGAAACCAAGTTAATCCATCTGATGAATAAAATAGAGGAGATGGGTCTTCGCCCACTCCAACCCAACGATTTGGTATAGTTGGTCCAAATGTATAAATTTGTTGATTGTCTGTAAAATTATCTAATTCAGCATTTACATTACTCGTAGTTATAGTTGTGGGTTTTGTATAAAGAATATTATTTACTTTAGTACTTTTACTAAAAACTTCTTGGTTTATGGCATTTATAAATAAGGTAGGTCCAATTGCTCCAGTTGATCCAGTAGATCCAGTAGCTCCAGTAGAACCTGTTGATCCAGTTGCACCAGTAGCACCAGTTCTTCCTGTTGCTCCAGTTGCACCAGTAGCACCAGTTCTTCCTGTTGCTCCAGTTGCACCAGTAGCACCAGTTCTTCCTGTTGCTCCAGTAGCTCCAGTTGATCCAGTAGATCCAGTAGCTCCTGTTGATCCAGTAGATCCTGTTGCTCCAGTTGCTCCAGTTGCTCCAGTTGATCCAGTAGCTCCAGTTGATCCAGTAGATCCAGTTACTCCTGTTGCTCCTGTTGCTCCAATAGAACCAGTTGCTCCAGTTGATCCAGTAGATCCAGTTACTCCTGTTGCTCCTGTTGCTCCAATAGAACCA